TACTAGCAAAAGAGTGCGAAACTGTAGACCCAATTGACTGGGGTGAACTTAATATTACAGAAGAACAAGCCTATATAATGATGGCAACACATGTTCTTGAAATGGAAAGAAATCACTTGACAGATGGCGCAATTATTGTTAAACTACTAGTAGAAAATTTCGTATTGAACCTTAAATTAATGGGAATGAAATGAAAACAATATATGATAACAAGGCAGTATTAACTAACACTAGAAATGAACAATCTGTAGAAGTAGAAGTTGATAATGTTAAAGCAAAAGAATCGTTCGATGCATTTATTGCAACTAATAAAATCCATATGAAATGGAATGGTAAGATTTATGTAGGGAATGCACACGGCATGGAGTTTACTTCTGCTGGTCCAAACGAACGAGTCATCAAAGGGAGATTTTAATGATCGACGAAGGACCGTTTTTGTCAGTTTTAGAAAAAACTGAAGGTGTTATTAGAAAACAAATTACTAACTATGTAATTAGAAATGGACAGTTAATTATTGAAACTGCAACTAGACAGTTTATTGATAATGATGATTATAATGATGTAACAGAAACTGTACCAATTTGTAAAGTAGGAGAATAGAATGCCTTTAGTACCTATGGTAGTTGAGCAAGAAGCTCGAGGAGAACGTTCATACGACATTTATAGTCGTTTAATGAAGGATCGTATTATTATGTTAAACGGTCCAGTTGAAGATTATATGGCTAATCTGATTGTAGCACAGATGCTATATCTTGAAAGTGAAAATCCTGACAAGGATATTAATTTGTATATTAACTCTCCAGGTGGTGCAGTAACCGCAGGTCTTGCTATCTATGATACAATGCAATACATCAAATGTGATGTAAAAACTATTGTGATGGGTCAGGCTTGCTCAATGGGCAGTTTTTTAGCACAAGCAGGAACAGCAGGTAAACGAGTAGTACTTCCAGAAAGTCGCACAATGATTCATAGAGTAAGTTCAGGTACACCTGGTACTAGCGGTAGTGTACATATTCAAGAATTACAAATGGAAGACATTAAAAGACACTACGAAGAAAGTCAAAAAGTTAATAAGCGTCTTACAGAGTTGTATGTAAAACACAATTCTAAAGACAAAACGTATGAGGAATTGTTTGAAACTATGAAGTTTGATACATTCCTAACTGCACAAGAAGCTGTTGAAAATGGCTTTGCAGATAAAGTAGTGGAGAAACGATAATGCCTATTCCAGAAAGAGTTATTATTCCAGCAGGTAAAGATCCTAGTAATGGACATTTTTTTGTAAGTATGATTAAAAGCGTAGTACGTATGTTTGCTGCCGGTGCATTGATAGCAGGCGGATATTATCTAGAAGCATTTGGCGGCTGGGTAATGGTTGCAGGTGCAGGGTTTATGTTTGCTGAAGCACTTGGTGTAGTAGAGGAAATTGTCTAATGGTGGATTTAAATGACATGGCACAAACTTTAGCTGATATGAAAGGCATCCCTACAAAAGATGAACTTGTAAATCTTCTTAAAGAAAATGTAGTTGAAGTTACATTTACAAAGTTAAACGGTGATCAAAGAATTATGCCTTGTACATTAAAAGAAGAAATTCTTCCTCCAGCAAAAAAAGACGAACCTCTAACACAAAAGAAAGTTAGAGAAATTTCAGATGCTGTTGTTGCTGTTTGGGCAATTGAATCTAATGCATTTCGCAGTTTCCGCTATGATCGTGTTACATCTGTAAAAGTTCTTGACAATTAGTTTATTTTATAGTAATATAGTTATATGAATAATAAACTAAAACAAGAGAGGGCAATATGATGAAAAAAACTATGCTCGTTGACGCCGATGGCGTTTTATTTAATTGGGAATATGCGTTTAACCTTTATATGGAAGAACATGGATTTGAATCTGTAAAAGATGCAAAGTTAATTTATAACATTGCATTTCGATATGATATTCCAGAGAAGCAAGGTAAAACAATGATTAAGCATTTTAATGAAAGTGCAATGATTGGGTTTCTTCCTCCTCTACGTGATGCACAAGAGTATGTAACTAAACTATCAGACGAAGGTTGGGATTTTATTTGTATCACAAGTTTAAGTCATAACAAGTATGCACAAAAACTTCGTAGAAAAAATCTTGATAAAATCTTTGGCTGTATTTTTAAAGATGTAATATTTTTAGGTACTGGTGCAGATAAAGACAAAGTCCTAGAACAGTTTGAAGGTAGCAACTGTTGGTGGGTTGAAGACAAACCTGAAAATGCACTGGCAGGCGAAAAGGTTGGACTTCGTCCTTTGGTTATGGAACACGGTTATAATATGAATGACGATAGTGTTCGCCGAGTAAAGAACTGGAAAGAAATTTACGAAATTGTTACCTCAGAGTAAAAATAGGTTGACAAATGGAAATAAATAAAGTACTATGATAACTATGAAACACTTATTAGCAACCGTAAGCCTTGTAGCAGTGTTGGCGTCACCCGCTCACGCTGAGGCAAGCAAAGCATATACTGAAGATCACTTTAAGACTGTTATCAAACAGTCTCCGTATACAGTTGAAGTTTGTAAATATGTACAAGTTCCATACGGACAAAAGAAAGAGTTTGATAAAGAAAGTGCAATCATCGGTGGTATTATCGGCGGTGTAATTGGCAACCAGTTTGGTAAGGGTTCTGGTAAAGAAGCCGCAACTGGTGTCGGTGCTCTAACAGGAGCAATTATCGGCGGTAACAAAGATAAAGGTCCAGAAGGATATCGTACTGAAGAACAGTGTAATATGCAAACTCGTTACAAAGAAGTAGAGCAAGAAGTGTATAGTCACAGTACAGTTACATTTTGGCACGATGGCGAAAAGCATTCGCTTACATTTCAAAGGTAGGAAATAAGTTTTATTCCCTGATAGTTCAGTTGGTAGAACACCGGACTGTTAATCCGTATGTCGCTGGTTCGAGTCCAGCTCGGGGAGCCAAGTTAAAGCACACTCTGCTCGCTGTATAACAGAAGCAACAGATCTGATAAACTGGGAGTGTGTTTTAGGAGAGTTGGCTGAGTGGTCGAAAGCGGCACCCTGCTAAGGTGTTGTACGTGTAAGCGTACCGAGGGTTCGAATCCCTCACTCTCCGCCAGGCGGGATTGGTATAGTGGTATTATGACAGCCTTCCAAGCTGACGAGACGGGTTCGATTCCCGTATCCCGCTCCAAACAATTTGATAAGTAAAAGATGCCGGTGTGGCTCAACGGTAGAGCAACTGATTTGTAATCAGTAGGTTGGAGGTTCGATTCCTTTCACCGGCACCATATGCCCATGTGGTGAAATTGGTAGACACGCTAGATTTAGGTTCTAGTACGAAAGTGTGGGAGTTCGAGTCTCTCCATGGGCACCAGTTTTAAGGGGAATTAGCTCAGCTGGGAGAGCGCCTGATTTGCATTCAGGAGGTCGGCGGTTCGATCCCGCCATTCTCCACCAAGCGGGTATGATGTAAAGGTAGCCTGCCACGTTGCCAACGTGATCGTCCGAGTTCGATTCTCGGTACCCGCTCCAGTTTTGGCCTGTTAGTTCAGTTGGTTAGAACGCTAGCCTGTCACGCTAGAGGTCACCGGTTCGAGCCCGGTACAGGTCGCCACTATGTCCCGTTCGTCTAGTGGCCTAGGACACCGCCCTTTCACGGCGGCAACACCGGTTCGAGTCCGGTACGGGATACCAACCAAAAGAGGTTGACAACGATAAATAAAGATAGTATAGTATACACATACTAAACAAAAAAGGAATACTAACGTGATTAAGACTAACACAACAAACATTACTTGTTGGCCGCCAAAAGGGGGTATGTCTTAACGCGACTTTTTAAAAAGTTATTTAAGATAAGCCCCTAGCACTAATAATGTTAGGGGCTTTTTTTATGGGTGAGTGGTGTAATTGGCAACACGCGAGTCTCCAAAACTCGAGTATGAGGTTCGAATCCTTGCTTGCCTGCCAAATTCGGAGATTAGCACAGTCTGGTAGTGCGCTCGGTTTGGGACCGAGAGGTCGTAGGTTCGAATCCTACATCTCCGACCAATTTTGTGGGTGTGGCGGAATGGTTACGCAACGGATTGCAAATCCGTACAATGCAGGTTCAAGTCCTGTCATCCACTCCAAAAAACTTGACATACGAGTGTAAAGAAGTATACTAAACTTATCCGCTCGTAGCTCAGCTGGATAGAGCGTAGGTTTGCGGAACCTAAGGCCGGGAGTTCGAATCTCTCCGAGCGGGCCAAATTTAGTTGACATTATGGGTATAATGTCGTATAATATAGATATAAGTTTAAAGAGGGTAATCCTATGGCAAGAGATATTTGGGTAATAAGTGATACGCACTTTAACCACGCAAACATTTTGAACTTTACCGACATCGACGGTAGGCCCACTCGCGGCGACAGGTTCGCTAATGTGGACGAGATGAATGAAGCCATGATGGATAACTGGAATAGCGTTGTTAAGCCTGGCGACAAAGTCTACCACTTAGGCGATGTACTGTTTGGTACAGATAAGGAAGAATGGTTAAAGACTAACTTTCCTAAACTGAACGGACAGAAAAGACTTATCGTTGGCAACCACGACAACATCAAGATGATGGCGTCTAGTGGTGTCTGGGGTAAGATTGACATGTGGAGAATGTTTCCAGAGTTTGGCTTGCTGTTGACTCACGTTCCTGTACACAACAGTACACTGGGCGAGAGTCACAGATTTGGTGAAGGAAGTATGGTAAACGTACACGGACACATTCACCAGAATCCAAGCCCAACTGAGTTTCACAGATGTGTGTGCGTTGAGCAAATCAACTACACTCCGATCAACATCGAAGAACTTAGAGTCAGATGATTGAACATAGACTATATAGTATAGAAAAATGGACGAGCAAGGGTAGGATACACGACGAACTAGTGTTGACTACTCCTGCTCGTGCTACTTGGTATGCACTACAAGGCTATGAAGTATTTGACTTTCACGAATCACTAGAAATGGAGCCAGAATATTATGAAACTGAAGGACTTTCAATTATTGGAAACTGAAACACCAAAAGGTGTACAGGCTGTTATACAGTTTGGCAACTATGAATTAAGTGTTATTAAAAACGAAGTGTCATACGGTAATAAACAAGGCTTGTTTGAAATTGCTGTATTTAAAGATGGCGAGCAAAAAGAAATGCCAGGTATTACTAATGAAGGTGATACAGTAAAAGGTTGGTTGACAGAAAGTGATGTTGATGCTATTATAACTAAAATGTATTTTTTAACAGGCACAACACCGAGGCAAATATGAGAACACAACCACAAGATATTATCGCTAAACTTGAAGCAGACAATAGTCGCTTGGGCAAAGAAGCAATCCTAAAACAAGCACACGAAGAAGGACTTCCAGAGTTCTTTGAAGGTCTTACAATGGCACTTGATGCTCTTGTAACATTTGGTGTAAAGCAAGTGCCAGAGCGTTCAGATGTGTTGTCAGGACAGGGATTATCTTGGGAAGTGTTTAAAGAACTTGCTGAAAAACTACAACAGCGTGAGCTAACCGGACATGCGGCACGTGACGCAATTGAACTAGCAATGGGTGTTGCTACTACAGAGCAATGGAACGATTGGTATCGCAGGATCCTTATCAAAGACCTACGTTGTGGTGTAAGTGAAAAGACTGTAAACAAAGTAGTACCAGGTACTGTTCCTGTATTCACTTGTCAACTTGCACATGACAGTGCCAAGCACGAAAAGAAAATGGTAGGCAAGAAACAGATTGAAATCAAACTAGACGGTGTTCGTGTGCTAGTTGTTATCCACGATGTAAACGGCAACAAGATTGAAATGTACAGCCGCAACGGAAAACAGTTCCACAACTTCGATCACATCATTGAAGAAATCCGTGCTGTAGTTAAAGAATATCCTGTGCCTTATCCGCTTGTACTAGACGGTGAGGTAATGAGTGCTAACTTTCAAGATCTAATGAAGCAGGTACACCGTAAAGAAAACGTGGCTGCAAACGATGCTGTACTACATTTGTTTGATACCATTCCGCTAGGTTGTTTCCAAAAAGGCGAGTGGGATAAACCGCAGAGCTTTCGTAGTGCAATCACTAAGGCTTGGGTAGAGGAGCATAAGGACGTCTTACAGCACGTACAAGCACTGGACTGGGAAGATGTAGACTTAGACACTCCTGAAGGCGAAAAACGCTTTGTAGAGCTTAATAAAGCGGCTGTAGACGGTGGTTACGAAGGCGTAATGATTAAAGATATAGATGCACATTATGAGTGCAAACGTAGCCATGCTTGGCTCAAAGCCAAACCATTTATTGAGGTTACATTGGAGGTAAAAGAAATTGAAGAAGGTACTGGTAGGAATGAAGGTCGCCTTGGAGCGTTTGTCTGCGCCGGGACCGATGACGGAAAAGATATTCGCGTTAATGTTGGTAGTGGGTTCAGCGATGCTAATCGTGATGACTTTTGGAATAATCGCAACAATATTATCGGAAATCTTGTAGAGGTTAGAGCAGATGCAATTACACAAAATCAAGACGGTACTTATTCGCTTCGTTTTCCAAGATTTAAAACCTTCCGCGGATTTGAAACTGGCGAAAAAATCTAAACCAAATATATGTATTTGGGATTTAGAAAATGAAGGCTAAGTACATTCTGACATCATTTCAAATGGGCGATGTAGAAGATCCTGAACTATATTGTGCAGAACCAATATGGCGTTGGCAACAAACCGAACAAGGCAAATGGTGTATGGATCACGCTGAAGACGTAAGGTATAATATATATCCCGATGACTATTCTTATGGTTACAAAGTTACCATTACTGGTATACTCGAAGGTAAGTATGCAACCCTATACGCACTCAAAAATAGTTGACTTTTTTCGATAAGACATATATAATACTAAAACTTGAACGTTAGGAGATTTATGACATGGCACTTCCCAAGACAACCCGTAAAAAGAAAACTAGAGCCGCGCCTCGTGTCAAACGTGGAGCAAAACTTGCCGCACCGAGCTGGAATGGTTGGGAAGAATGGACTGGCGAACAGATCCATCGTCATAGAGAACATGTAAGATCCTTCTACTACGAAAATTACAAACCTACAGACTTATATCCATATATTTTTAAATGGATGGAACAAAGCGGTGAATACACCAAAGAACAAATCAAACACGTAAAAGCGGTTCCTAGTGCGTATCTTAGTGTAACTTGTGCAACTGTTGCTGTTTCCTTTTTAGACGGTGCTCCCGACTATGTAAAGAGAGAAGATGAATATTGGCAAAGTCTTCCTGGTACAATGGGGGAGAAAAAAGGTCCTAGCAGTTGGTTAAAAAATAAAATTGCAGAATATATTGAAAAAGGTTCTAAAGTAGTAGTAGAAAAGAAAGAGGAAGAAAAAGCAAAAGCAAATGTCTATGTTCCTACAATTCAAGAACGTATTCGCGATCAAGCAAACGAAATGGCAGAGCCCATTGACGAATGGTTAGAAGGTTGGATAGTTGACCCAAAGTCATTTGACCCTAAAGGTTTTGATTTTAAAGCATACTTAAAAAAGATTCAGCCCAGTCAAGCACACGCTCGCAAGATGAAATCTTTCTGGGAAATGGAACTAGTAGACTTTGACGACCTAGAAAGAATGCCAACAAAAGGACAGTTGGCTAAAATGGACGAACACGAAGCTGATATGTGGGAACAACTCAAAGAAGGATATTCACATAGAAATAAATCTGAGATTGCAAAATACCGCAAAGCAATTGAAACTGTTAACTCAGAACTAGACTTTATTATTGAGCAAGCCAAAGCAACACGTAAGCCACGTAAGCCTAAACAACGTTCTGCAAGTAAAATTGTAGAGAAGTTGAAGTTTAACAAAGCAGATGACAAATATTCACTTGCAAGCATTGATCCTACACTTATTGTAGGTGCTAATGAGCTGTGGGTGTTTAACAGTAAGACACGTAAACTAGGAAAATATGTTGCTTCAAACGTAGATCCAAAAGGACTTGCAAGAGATGGAACAGGACTTAGTGTAAAAGGTACAACTATTATCGGGTTTGACGAAAAAGAAAGTATTCAAAAGACTCTGCGTAAGCCAGAAGAACAACTAAAAGAGTTCAAAGCCGCAGGTAAAGTTGCTCTACGCAAGTTCTTAGATGATATAAAAACTACAGATACAAAACTAAACGGACGTTGTAATCCTGATACAGTGCTTCTTAAAGTAAACTGATAAATACTTACATGAGCAATGTATCCGATCAAGAAATCAGCAGAATTCGCCAAGGTCTAAACGATTTAGGCGATGCTATATTCCAGCTTTCAAGAGCTGAACCTACTGCACCTGTAATAGGTAACAGAAGCCTGTCTGGCGATGTTATCGACGGAGGTACAATTACTAGATTCCAAAGTCAGGGAATTAGAGATGATAGCACAAGATTAGTTGTTGTTGTAGACGAAAACGGCATATTAACTGATAATATTGATGTTGAAAATATTGTTGGCGATACAACTGTTACAGGAAATCTAACTGTACAAGGTGATTTAACTGTTAGTAAACTACATGTTGACGAACTTACAGCAGATGTTCGTATAGAACGTTCTAGTCCATTAGAGTTTGTTTCTAATGGCGCTGATACTGTATATCAAAAAGGTATGATTTGGCGTGTCGATGGTCCTACAAAACAATTTGTATTAAGAAGCGGTCCGGACAGAATTTGGTCTTCAGAGTCTATTGACTTACAAAGAGATCAACACTATGCAATAGATCAAGTTAGTGTTCTAAGCATGGACGAACTAGGTCCAACTGTTACAAGAAGTAGTCTAACACAAGTAGGTGTATTACAAAATGTTGCTATGGAAGGCAACATGAACATTGATCAGTATGTATTCTGGAACGGCGACTATATGCGTTTTGGTATTGGTACTGAAACTCCTAACGGTACATTTGGTATAGTACAAGATGATGCAGAGTTTATTATAGATACCGAAGGAAAAACTGCTACACTAGGTACATATACAACTGCTGATTTAAATGTAATTACTGATAATGCTGTTCGTATTAGTATATCATCTACAGGTAAGATAACTATAGGTGCAGACAGCGAAAGCAAGACAAACGTAAAAGGTAAACTAGGTGTTAATGTTAACAACCCTACAGCAGATATAGAAACTGCTGGACCTGTAAGTTTTGAAGGTAAACGTTTCGAAGTTGGCTCTAGTGCTCCAACTAACGGTTCTTATAGACTGGGCGACATTGTTTGGAATAGCGAGCCTAAACCAACTGGACATGTAGGATGGATCTGTGTTAAAGAAGGTTCTCCAGGTGTTTGGAAAACTTTTGGTTCTATCAGCTCATAATATCAATATTTAATTCTTAACCACCCTCTAATAAATAATTATGCTGAGTAATGATACTCAGAGAGGGAGCATCAATGAACAAAACAGAACAACAGGCACGTTGGTGGAAATATGCGGCGTGGACAGCACCATTTGTCGCACTAGCCATCATCATAGGCGAAATATTATTAGGTTTTAAATCACTAATCAATATCACATCAGTATCTATTGTAGTCATTTTTATCGCAACCAGTGTATTCTGGTGGTGGTGGGCGATAAGTAAAATAGTGTATATGGTACAATGTGCCAAACGAACAGAAAAGAACTTTGATACACTTAAAGATGAACTAAAAGAGATTAGAAAAGATGTGGGCGATAGGCAATGGCGAGAGCCGATCAACAATTGACATAGGCAAACTAGACGGCCCTAAGTCTGGTTGCAATGCTTTATATCGAGACTATTACACCGACTATTTAATATGTGTTGATAAACGTATGGTGCAAGAAGCACTAAATGCAAAAGTAAATTTAAATAATACCTTAGTGTATACACGACCAGACTGGTATCCAAGATTTAAAAATATAGGAGTTAGGCAAGTTCCGCCGTTGCCATATAAAGGTGATCAACGTTGGGACGAACCTTTTCAATGGGGAAGTGGACCTTATGCTGTTCTTGTTGCAGCATTATTTGCAAAAGAAAAATACGTTAATCTAATTGGTTTTGATTTACATAGCAAAACTAAAACAGTTAATAACATATATAAAGGTACTCCTAACTATGACGATACAGATAAAAAAGCAGTCGATCCGCGTTACTGGATACATCAAATAGGTATGGTTTTTAGTTGTTTTCCAAAAATTAAATTCACTATATATCAGGACGATGAATGGGAACTGCCAAAAGCCTGGAATTATTCAAATGTAAAGGTTGACACGATAAGTAATATATCGTATAATAATTAATATTAAATAGGACTTGGCGTCAACCCTTCTAATTCTGCCGCCATATATACAGGAGAAAACATATGGCAAAACATTATTCAACAAAACATTACGGACACAATATTGGACTATCAGCAGTGTTCCGTCAACCTAACGCAGATCATTCACACTGTCATCTGCTACACGGTTACAGTTTAGCATTTACATTTACTTTTGGTTGCGATCATTTAGACAATAAAAACTGGGCAGTAGACTTTGGAGGACTAAAACCTTTGAAGGCTTGGTTAGAAGATTCATTTGATCATAAAGTAGCAGTAGATAAAGCAGATCCTTTTTTAGAAGAATTACAAAAACTAGAAGCACTAGGTTTAGCAGAACTACGTATCTTCGATGGCGTTGGTGCAGAAAAATTTGCAGAACACGCATTTAATTTTGCAGACAAACTAATACGCGAAGCAACAGATAATCGCTGTTATTGCGTAAAAGTAGAATGTGCAGAACACGGAGCAAACTCAGCTATCTACGAGGCATGATTTGGTTAAGAAGTATCATGAAGGCGAAACTAAAGAAAAACGTAAACAACGCAAAGCTCTTGAAAAACTAACAAAACTAGATCAAGAGCTTGGCTTGTACGATATTCCCTATAACGCCAATCCATTAATAAAAGACAAATACTATGTGCTATGCTTAAAGCATGGTACAAAGTATTCTGCAGATTATGTAAACAAACTCTATAACATGGTTGAACGAAACTGTACAATAGACTACGAGTTTGTTTGTTTAACCGAAGATAGAACCGGTATTAATCCAAATGTTAAAATTATATCATTGCCAGGCGGATTGCAAGGATGGTGGTGTAAACCATATATGTTCTCAAAAAACTTGCCATTAAAAGGAACAGTTTTATATATGGATCTTGATGTTGTATTGTCTGGAAACATAGATAAACTTTTTACATATAGTCCAGGGCATTGGTGTACTATTAGAGATTTCACCCGAGTGATGCGTCCTAAATGGAATAGGTACAATTCAAGTGTTGTTAGATTTAATGTAGGACAGTTAGACCATGTATGGACAGGATTTGACAAAGATAAAATAAACATACAAAAAAGATTACACGGTGATCAAGATTGGTTGTTTGAAGCAACACGAGGAACACAAGCAATGATGTATCCAGATAGTTGGATACAAAGTTGGAAATGGGAAGTAAGAAAATCTAGAACATTTAAGCCCGGTACTATGCGTGGAAATCGTAAGTTTGAGATAGTAGAAAATGATGCCAAACCAAGGGTAGAATGTTGTGTTTGTGTTTTTCACGGAGATCCAAATCCAGCATTAGTAGAGGACAAATGGGTTATTGACAACTGGAAATAAAGATAGTATAATGAATATTAAATTAACAGATATTAGGCTAGCATATGACTACTAAACGCATAGGCTTTGCATGTAAGTACATGCATCCAGATCAAAAGCAAAAGAAAAAATTATTAGAGGAAATTCAACGTCCGTTGAATACCAAGTCAACTACAGTTGCTTGGCTCAATAGACAAACTCGTGATGTTGCAGAACAACGACTGTGGGACATCATGGTACATAATATTCAGTCGTTTTACAACCTTATTGAATATGTAGGAGATTTACCTAATGAGTTACGAATGGTTCGACTGGGCTCTGATGTCCTCCCTGTATACACTCAGCCTGATTGGTGCTATTTTTGGAAACGTCCTGATGTGGTCGCATATTGTGAAAAGCATTTGGCACGGGTCGGAACCCTCGCCAAAAGTAATGGCGTCCGGCTTAGTATGCATCCTGGGCAGTTTACTGTCTTGGCAAGTGACAGTGATGATATAGTAAATAGAAGTATAGAGGAGTTTGAGTATCATGTGGATGTCATACGCTGGATGGGATACGGACAGACATTTCAAGACTTTAAATGCAATGTACACATATCGGGTCGAAAAGGTCCACAAGGCATCATCGACGTCCTACCAAGACTATCGCCCGAAGCAAGAAACACCATCACGATCGAAAACGACGAAATGTCGTGGGGACTCGACGCAAGCCTCGAACTTGAAAAGCACGTTGCCCTCGTTCTTGACATACACCATCACTGGGTGCGTACAGGAGAATACATTCTACCAACCGACCGTAGATTTGATCGTGTAATTGAATCATGGCGTGGTGTGCGTCCTGTTATACATTACAGCGTAAGCAAAGAAGATTTACTTGCAGAATGGCCTGACAACGAACTACCTGACATGGAGTTCTTGCTTATGAATGGCTTTAAGAAACAAAAACTACGTGCCCACTCTGATATGATGTGGAACAATGCTGTTAATGACTGGGCATTAGAGTTTAACGACTATGCAGACATTATGGTAGAGTCTAAGTGTAAGAATTTAGCAAGCATTGACTTGTATAAATATAAGAAAGCAAAGGAAGATTATGAGCTATTTGAACAAGATGTACGGTCGTCAATCCAAGAACACTGCGCCCTCTACTGATAAAAATCCAAATAGAATTACTGGCGGATTAAAAGCACAGGGTGTAGATACGATTGTTATGCTTGGCGAAGACGGTGCTCAACAAGAACTTCCAACCTTAGCATATGTTCGTTCTTTAGAAGAACAGTCAAGAAAACAGCGAGCAGCTATAAACGTTTTAGAACGCAAGCTCACTCGCTGTGAAACTGCAATTGATCAGTTAAGTGCTAAACTTAGCCGTTCTTAATTGCTTTTAAAATAGCAGCCTTATTCATACTAGCATTAGCTTTTACACCGTTTGCCTTAGCATGAGCAAGTAATTCATTCTTTGACATACCGCTTAGGTCTGCTTTGCCAGACTTTTTTGTTGCTGGCTTTTTTGTGGTTGTTTTCTTTACTGCTTTAGGAGCAGGTTTCTCTTCTGGTTCCGGTATAGCTGCTTCTATAGCTGCTGGCACTGAAGGTCCAATTCCTAAAATTTTCTTTAACCAATTAAACATAATTTTCCTCCTATAGGAACAATTATTTACATAAATAGTTTAACAGGAGATACAAAAATGGCACAAAGAAAAGTTTCACCAGTTTTTAATAAAGGTTCATTAACACTCGATAGAGTGGTAGGCGTGAGAGTAGACAATGGTAATAAATTTATCGATGCTCCTGTAAAAAAGCCTGTAAGATTTGAAGCCCTAAGTTTGAAATCAATGAAAGCCCAAGCCAATATTACAGCTGACGGTTATAAAAAATAATAGGAGAATATTATGAAAAAATGGATTATAGAAAGACTAGGAGAGCGTACTTCATTAGACGGTGCAGTATTGATCGGTGCAGGTATTGCATTCCTTATTTTTAAACCAATTGCTAGTCTAGTTGCATACGGTGCTATTGCATACGGTGCATGGACACTTTGGAAAAAAGAAGACTAAAGTTTACTAATATCTAAATCAGAACTAGCAGGCATATCCCATATCTTTTTACGGGTTATGCCTGTTTTTTGTGCAAATTTCTTGCTATCACAATTACTACACACATGAAAATAGTTGTTTGATATACGTTTAGGATCCATACTTCCTCTTGAACGCTCAAATTCAGCATTACAATTATCACAACGCATTACAATCATAGTAACATCTCTGTAATATGTATGCAGTTTGCCGCATTTACTTGGACGTTCGTACATCTTCTTTAGCTTGTATTCTCGAATGAACATATAAGTATTTACATTAAGATTATAAAATAAAGAAATAAATACTACGACAAGGAGTACACATTGTTTGCTATTAACCTAACACCTACTGCTAAAAGTAAAATTAACGAATTATGCAAAGATGCATTTGGAGTTCATTTAGGTATGAAAGGTGGTGGTTGTGCTGGTTTTGAATACGAATGGACTATGATTCAAAAAGAAGATGTTGGTGTAAACGATGAAATTATTAACTGTGGCAATGGCAATTTAGTAATAGATGCAACTAGTTTAATGTACTTATTTGGTTGCGAAATTGACTATGTAACAGATGTATTCCAAACACAATTTGTAATTAACAATCCAAATGCTCAAAGCAGTTGTGGTTGTGGAGTAAGTGTAAACTTTGACTTAGATAAAGTCGAACAAAATGCTAAGATAACGGAGCTCACATAAAATGGCAAAACAAGACATTAATATTGGCGTTGAAGGTAACGACGGCACTGGCGATAGTATTAGAGAATCGTTTCGTAAAACGAACGAAAACTTTAACGAACTATATGCTGTATTTGGTGAAGGTGGACAGATATCACTAACAGACTTAGGCGATATTGCAGTTGATTCCTTTCAAAACTTTCCAAGTACAGACTCGGCTCCGGTACTAGCAGGTATTAACAATGATACACAAGGTAGTCAATTAGAATTTTTTAGATTAGTTAGTGATAGTTTTGTTGATCCAAACATAGATGACAGTATTATATTTGATGTTAGCAGAGTTGACGACGATGGTAGGCCAGTTATTGTTATTAAAAATAACAAAAGTGATTTAAAGAGCGACGGAAATCCAACACTAGGCGGAAACCTAGACATGGCAGGGAACTATATTGCCTACAACCCTGCTCCATCAGCAACTTGGAAACAAAAAGCAGAAGACGACGGTTACACACTTGAAGATGTTTTAATTACAAAAGGTTATGCAGACGAGAATTATTTAAAATCTTCTGGTAGCGGAACAGGATCTCAATTACGTGTACGCACAGAAGATGAAATCTTTACAGAAGATTATTCATATACTGTTGCAGGATACAATGCAGGTAATGCTGTTATTAATGATAGATATGTTAACGGAGTATTAATTAGTGGAGAAGGACATGGATTAGACAGTTCTGCTAATGGTGCATCATTTGTATATGCTACTACAGGAACAAGTGCCGTTGACCAAGCAACACAAGCAGATCTAAATGATGTTGCAGAATTTCCTGAGTCATTATTTTATATCAGAGTTATTAATGATACCCAATTAGGTTTATATTCTTCTAAGGCTGATGCGGAAGCAGGAGTTAACAGAATAAATGTTGCAGGCGGCAACGGAACACAAACACTAACAGATTATTATTATCAACCAAATGATTTAACTGGCGATTATCTTGCTAATGAAGCAATACCACGCCAAAGTGCTGTTCGCAGACAAGGCGATCAAATGGAAGGTACTTTGTATCTAGAAGATCATCCAGGCGAACTTGCAGGCATAGGTACTCCGAACGGCATTGAAGATTTACAGGCTGCTACAAAATTCTATGTAGACAATACAAGTTTTGCATCTAACATTAACTTGTTTGTTAGCACAACAGGTGACGATACTCAAGCAAGTACACCTCCAGGTAAAGAAGGTCGTTCACTAGCATATGCATATCGTACTGTTAATGCGGCGGCACGTAGAGCAGAAGAAATTGTAGAAGCAAGTCCAGTTGAACCTGGTCCATACATGCAGGTAATCGAATACGGTACTGATGCACAAAACTTAACACCTTCAAAAGTTCGTTCAGCAGAATTTAAACAAGGCGAAAGAGCAGATTACGGTGCAAGTACAGAAAAATTACAATCACTTATTGTACAAAACAAAGACTTTGTTATTGCAGAAGCTATCGCTTATGCTTCTTATAAAATTGAAACTGCTACAGCAGATCTAACACTTACAGAAGCTGATCCAGACTATATTTGGAAAAACTTTGCATACAATGAAGCAATATGTGCTAGAGACTTAGGCTATATTATTGATGCAGCAAAACTAGATACACAGTCTAGTCCTACTGCTAACAAACTATCAAGAAATGCAGGTTTAAGATACTACAGTAACTCTAGCGGTAGACTTGCTGTTACAACACAAGAAGAACAAACTGTTGCTATTATTAACTTTGCACTAGAATTACTTAGAGATTATATACTTGTTAATACTACTTGGCCAACTGTAAGAAACGTTGACTACGTTCAGTACTTTGATCCGGCTGCACCAAGTGCAGCAGCTAATGCACCAAGTGCAGCAATAGATGTGTTTGAAGCAAAGTTCAATGTTGTTACTAGTATTATTAGAGATGGTCTTGACGGTGCTCCTACATTACGCGAAGGTGCTCCGTATGTTATTCAATTTGATAACGGTAGTGCAGATGCTGTATGGCAAGGACAAAGCGGAAACATTGATTTAATTCCAGGAAAAGTTGTAGTTGGTACAAGAAGTGGTGCTATTGGTCGTATTGTTAGTTACAGCAACGATATTAACAATGCTAATAATGTAGACGAGCTAGAACTTATATTAGAAGAACCATTTGAGTTTTTAGTAGAAGGTGCAGGACGTGATATTCAAGGAGTTGAAGTTGCAGATGCATTAGGTGATACTTTAGAATTTGGTAACAGAGTTAGTACTAAACAAATTACCATTATGGTTGAATCAGGAATCTACGAAGAAGATTATCCAATTAAAGTTTCGTCTCAGGTATCTATTGTTGGCGACGAGATGAGACGTGCAATTATACGTCCAAAGAATCGTGTATCACAATCTAAATGGGCAAACACTTATTTCTATCGCGACAAATACTTTGATGGACTAACACTTCACAATAATACTGTTACTTTCCAAGATGAAGCAGTACTAACAATTACAGGTGGAACACTAACTGCATACAAAGGCGATGTAATTACACAAACAAGTACTTTTACATATGATCAAGCCAAATGTGAAAGAGACTTAGAATATATTCTTACTGGTGCTGGGTTTGACTTAGTGCTAGGAACAAACTATAATCAAGTTATAAACGGTCTTGCATATCAGTATCCAAGTGGTGCCGTTGTACAAAATAGTCAATTAGCACAAGAACTTGCAGCAGTTGGATTTGCAGGTAACTTAGTAAAATTATTAGATGACGTAGCAGACAACTCTACAATGGTTGAACGAGCAACGGAATACTTTGAAACTGTTTTAGATATTATTGAAAATGGTAATGTAGATACAAACACTGTAGGTAGTTTAGACGGTAACGGTATTCCTTTACCTGGATACATTGCTGATGTAACAGAAACTATTGTATTTCCGGATTGGACTGGCGTTGATTCTAATAAAGTTGCTGCACGTGACAAATTACAAAACAACAAACCATTTTTAAGAGATGATATATTAGCACACGTTGAAAATGATACATCTCCACCAGCAGGATATAATCAAACAGTTGAAAATCTTTTAGGTGTACACATTTATCGTTGGATAGATGCATTAACATATGATATACTTTATGGCGGTAATGATGCTTCAACAACTTTAGCAAGATTGTATTTTACAGATACATCTTTAAATATTAATGCTACATTTGCAACTGTTATCCAAACTGCAATAACACACTTCAAAAACATTGTAGGCGAAGTACTTACTGGCGTAACTTTAACTGGCGCAACAGGTAATGATAACTCAGACGGTATCAATGATCAGGTAACCAGTGGTGCAAATGCATCAGTAACTGAAGAGTCTGAAGCACAAACACTTCTTAATATTATACAAAATGCTATTGCTACACAAACTGTGCCAGCAGCAGCAACATTGCCATCAGCTAGTTTAAATGGAACAAACATTCCACAAGCATATAGAGATGCCAAAGCAGATATTGACACAAATCTTCAAAGTGCAGATGCTAATGTAAATATTGTTGACAGAACTATTACATTTATTAATAGTAACACAAATAAAAAAGCAACAATACTAGAAGATGTTGTTAATGCTACATCAGTACCTGTAACATATTTTGACGGCTATAACCCAGCAGGTGCAAACTTCCCAGCAAGTGGACAGTTTGTAAATACAGACCCATTTAGTTTAAATGGTGTTGTACAAGCTGGACTAACTATTAATTCTGTTAACACTGTTAACACTCGTGATTTTGATATGGGATGGCATTATGCTAAAGATCCTACAAAGCCTGTAAACAATAATTCTTTAGTGTCTGTTACTAATAGAGGCGGCAGAGAAAATGCTGCTGAAATTTTAACACAAAACAAAGCAAACATACAAGAAGAAATTTATGACTGGATGGATATCCAAGCAACTGCTGCTCAGACAGCAGGATTTGGTACTTGGGCACAAACTACTATAGTATTCACAGGAACTGTTGCCGCAGTTAAAGGTGAAACAATGACTCAATTAGGCGGTGATGGTGCTTCTGGTATTGTTAAAGAAGATCCTGTTACTGCTGCCGGACAAACTACAGTTATTCTTGTATCACCTACTAGAGCATTTAATACTGCTGATACAATTTCTGGTAGTGTATCAGGAGCACATGGTGCTGCTGGTGTTCCAGATAGTGTTAGTGTAGGTAAGTTTACATTTACTACAAAATGTAAAAGAGATATTGGATACATTGTAGATGCACTTGCATACGACTTAGTAAAAGGTCGAAATGACCAATCAATGGAAGTGCAAGGAAAGTACTACGAAAACGCCGTTGAAGTAGGACAAGAAGAAATTACATCTCAAGCAATTAATAGAATTGCTACTGTTTGTGCAGACTTGTTAAGCATAGCAGGTATACAAGAACCAACAGGTACAGTTATAACAACTTGGAAAACTAATTTACCAACAGCAGAAGCTGGTGCAGCCGGTGTTGTTAATGATTTAATTTCTACCATTGTATATGCATTCAATGCAGAATATAATCCTGCATTAAACAACAAAGACATGGATGTGTTCTTAATGAACGATGCTACTATTATACGTAACTGTACTGTTCAAGGACACGGTGGATTTATGACTGTGCTTGACCCTGCTGGACAGATTCTAACTAAATCTCCATATATTCAGACAGGTTCTTCATTTGCACAATCTGCTAACAAACAAGCATTTAGAGGTGGTATGTTTGTTGACGGATTTAACGGTAACATGCCAATTGAAATTGTTGGTCAAAAGAATGGTAATGCATTTAGATTGTTTGCAAGAAGTAAACGATCACAAGTTACAGTCAATGGTGTAGGCGTAGGACACGGTTTATTTGTTAGAAGACCTGAGCTTCCTGCTCCGTTCTATGTAAATGGCATACGTTATCAAGTTAACTCAATAGTTAACCACGACATTGATGCAGGTACTTGTGAACTTATCCTAGATGCCAACTCTGGTGTTACAGACAGTAATGGACTTGTGACAGGATGGCAAGGTCCGGTATTAGGTTCTTACTACGATAGTAATGGTGACAAACAATATACATATGGTCAGATAGAAAACTATCCAACTGTACTACAAACAGCTGGTAACAGATCACAGTTAGGAAACGACTTTACACAAATTAACGACCTAGGTTACGGCTTACTTGTAACTAACACTGGTTTGTCAGAGATGGTCGGTATGTTTACATACTACTGTCATGCTGCTTATTACGCAAATAATGGTTCTGAAATTAGATCAGTAGGCGGTTCTAACGCATATGGTAACTTTGGTCTTGTTGCAGCAGGTAGTGACCCTAACGAAGTTCCACAATCAGGACAACTAGCATATAACACTGTACAGACTGCTAAAGTTTATGTGAACCCAACCATTCAAGCATCAGCTGATGCAAATCAAAATTATGTGTTTGTGTATGACACAGACTTTACTCCTATTCCAGAAGGTGAGATAGATATTATCTTTACCGAAAAACAAGAAATAGACGGATTTACTGCTCCTAATAGTATTAACTTAATAGGACACGGCTGGGAAACTGGACAGAAAGTTACTATTTCAGATAGTGTAGGTGTTACTGGGTTAAACAGTGATTGGTATATTAGTGTTGTTGATGTTAATAACTTTACTCTTTACAGTGATGAGGCTTTATCTTCTGCTGCAAGTTTATCTGGAACATTAAGCACTAATGGTGATATTTACCCTGCAGACGAAGAAGGTACTGATTTAAGAAAGTTTGAAGTTGTTAATGTTGTTTCAGCATTTATTGAGGAAGGTATTCCAGCAGTTAACCAAATTATTCTTACACTAGATGATTATGTTATTGCAGATTATGGTGACACTATAACACAAGAAAATACAGGTGCTGTTGGTACTATTGTAGTACCACAAAAAACAAAAGACAGTAACGGCGATGTTGTTGGTGGTACTCAAGTATACATATCACAACCAGATGGTACTACTAATTTCTTTAACAATTCTGACAGAATTAAAATTACAAATGTATATACTGGACAAGATACTACTGTGTATACAGACGGCGTTAATGTCACAGCTACAAACTCAAGTGGAGACACTAGCGGATTACCGTTAGAAGGCGGCAACGGTGCTGTTTGGAAAATATCTTTCTCAAATCAAACAAGCGATGTAAGCGGAAGTACAACAACTGGTGGATTAATATATCCGTTATACGGTGGCGAAACTGTTGTTATTAGACAACGTGCTAAATTAATATTTGATAATATTGATCCAAATACAAGCATCCGACCTTCAACTGCTGTTGTACTCGACGAATCATCAAAAGTATATAGATCGTTAGACTTTAGCAAACAAAATATTACAGACTGGGGTGGAATTAATGATAACGATTTACCTTCAGGTTGGAATCTTGTAACATTTGATGACAACTATAAGTATATTTTATCAACAGTTGATTACTCAAAATTTGAAACACAAGTTAAACTTGTACTAGATGCCCAAGTTTCTGTTACTAAAGGCGATGTTATTACTCAAGGAAGTGCAAGTGCTGTTGCTATAGAATCACTAACTAATACAACTACACTATGGCTTAAAGACTGGAACGGAACAGCATTTACTACATCTGGTGTAATCACCATAGCTGGCAGCGCATCAGCAGCAACGCCTAGCGAAGTTGTTGGGATTAGTTCAAGTACTACATTTGGTAGTACAGCAGGTGATACTTTAGTTGCAATAACTGCTCCTGTTACAGATAGTGACACACTAAGCAGACTTAATAATGCAGACATGATCTTTGGTTGGAAAGACAGAGTTCATGTTGTTAAAGCATATCACGATGGTGAAGGAAACTACCAAGGTGTTCCAGCAGGAAGTTCACTACTAACAGGATTCCCATATTATGAATTAGAGTCAACTCCACTTAGCGACAAAAATTCTCAAAGTAGTCCTACACCACCAACAAGTGGTATTGCTAGACCTTTAAGACTAGGCGGACAAAATCAACAACTTGTTCTAAGTATAGGTGTACAGGACGGAGAACCTTCAAGTATTACAGTTAATATTTCATTAACTCGTGCTACAGGACACGACTTTAGTAACATTGGTACAGGCGGATTTAATACTTCTAACTATCCAAATATACTATTTGGTGAAGCAACAGAAGCAAAAGCAGAAGCATACACTAACGCAGACACAGCTGAAAAATCTCAAGTCTGGGAAAAAGGTAAGGGTCGTGTGTTTGTTATGTCAACAGACGAAGACGGCTTCTTTAGAGTTGGTAAGTTCTTTGAAGTTGACCAAGGTACAGGTACAGTTAAATTTGCAGCGCAGATTAATATTTCTGGTCTAGACGGACTTGGATTTAGAGATGGTGAAACAATTAGTAAGTTTACAGGTGATAACGGTATGTCACCAATTGATAATAGTACTGTTCCAACATCTTATGCTGTAGAACAATATATTGATAGACGTTTAGGTTATGATAGAAACATGAATGTCAAACTAGCAAAACTAGGCGACGGTTTCTTACCACAACTTAATCCAATACTTACTCCAGATATTGTTGCAGGACTTCCTGTACATACAATGAACATGCAGGGTGGTAGACTAATACAGTTAGGCGATCCTTCAGATGATCTAGACGCTACCAATAAGCAATACGTTGACAAACGTGTTTTTGCAAATGACGAGGTTCAAGAACTTAGAGATATTGAACTTAATCAAATAGACTTTGCATCAGAATACGGTAAAAATGATATTGTTGTTCTAACTGGTAATAGAAGAGTTTATGTTAAACAAAATACAGGTAACCCAGATGATTGGAGAATAGGACAACTAATTACTGGTGTAACATCTGCTACAGCAGCCTATATAGAAGATTTAGAAGCAAAAGTTCTTGATAACGATGAACAAGTTTTTGTACTAGTTTATAGTCCTTTAAAGATTACAACAATTACAACAAATGGTGCAAATAATAATCTTCCTACACAAAGAGGATACATCCTTAGACAGGCTAGCGGTGCATACGGTGAAGTTATTTGGCCACAAGGTTCAAGTACAACCAATGACAATAGACAAAAAACACAAGATAATGAAATACAAGTAATTAACAGAAATCCAAATAAACAGTTTGTTGTTGGTGAAGCATTGATTGTTGAAGATCTGTTTGGTAATTTAACAACTTCAACAGTTAGTCCGCTATCAGCTAACGACTTATCAGTAAGTGATTTCAGTAACGAAAAGATTGAAAACTCGGGCGGTGACTGGAGTAATACTACAGGTGGTTTTGACGGCGCACCTGTTACTACAACACTTGAGTTTGCAAATGCCAGCGAAGCAAATAAAACTGAAGACGGTGACCCAGGAACTGCATCAAGAAGTGATATTAATATTAGTGTTGAACGCAAGAGAGCAACACAAGCACAAAATGATGTGGATATTATTTTCCCAGGTGAAACTAAAATAAATCTACAGCTACAGGACGAAGCAGTCGTTAACAGTGATGTTAATACATACGCAGATATTAGTCAAAATAAACTAAAACTAAACACTGCTCCAGTGTTAACTAACTCTAATTACTTTGAAAAAACAACTGTTACTTTACAACTGCAAGATAATGTTCCAGTAACAGCAGGAACAATTATTACCCAACAAGGAAATACAAACGCAGTAGGTACAGCAGTAGTAGGACTTGCAGCACTAGCAAATACTATTCAAGGATATAACATTCTAGTTCTTGAAGATGTTACAGGTACATTCTTACCAGAAAGTGAAGGCGGCCAACAACTACAGATACAAGGCGGTGCTTTACTAGGCAACAATAGTGTTCCAGAATATGTTAGAACTACAGGTCAACGCACACGTCAAGCAAGTCAAGGTGTTGTTGCTTTTGATGGAAGTACATTTGCAGAGGACCAAATTTGGACTTTAGCAGGATCAAATCATACAACATTTATGAGTTCTTTACAAGCCGGTGATATTATCACACAATCAAATGGTGCAAGAGTTGCATATGTGATTGCAAATAATACAAATTCAGGCGACGGTGTAACTGATCAAATCAAAGTAAGAACAGCAAGTTCGTTTAGTATAGGAAGCAGTTCTGCAAATTACTTAACTAGAATTGCTGTTAATGCAGATTATACTAAAGATACACAATCTCAGAGTACTACATATATTACCGGAATTCTTAATACAGGTTATATTAATGTTAAAGACAGAGGTATTACTTTTGACAAGTTACAAGAAATTCCAGAACGTACTGTAATTGGTCGTGCAGATATTGACTTTGATGGCAATCAAGAAGGTGCAGGCGAAATTGGTATTACTAGAGCTATTCCGTTTAGCATGATTGTTGACGAAGGTGGTGGTATTCAAGATAACGACTTTAATGACAGCAATCTTGTAAAACTAAGTGGAACTGTTCTTACACTAACAGGCGAAGTAACAATAGATGCAAGTACATCACCAATTATTACACAGGTAGGTAACACTGCCGCAGAAGGTACACTACAAGGTGATGTAAACAGCGAAAACCAAATTGTTCTTGTAAACGTAAGTGGAACAGCATTTAATACAATTGGAATGTTGCAAATAAAGAATGGTTCATCATTAGGTCCAGCAAGTGTTCCAACATCAATTATAACTTCGCAAAACTTAATTGGTAAGGCACTGGTTAAAGTTAGAGATAAAGTTTACGGAACAACAGATATTACTAAAACTGGTGCTAATGATTCTCTTGTAAGGACATTAGCAACTGGAGATGTTGTTGGTAATATTAACAACCAGTTAAACTTAGGTGGCTGGATCAATATTAAAGGTTTAATAATTGACAGCACAAGAGCATTGGATGTTGTTAATTCTAAACTAACACTATACACACCAAACGATCATTTAATTATGGAACTGTCAGGTACTGCTCCTAGCAATGCAACAGATAAGAGCACAGTGGCAATTCCGAGTGCATCGGTACAAATAGGTTCAACAACTGTACTTAAAGATGATGTTAACTACGGTGGATATGCAAGTAACTTCCAGCAAAACACTGAAGGTCCGCAGATTGCTAATAGCCAACCTTACTTGGTATCACCATGGATATATTCAAACTTTATTCAAGCACCAGGTGAACTTACATCACTTGGTACAGGTGTTTCTATAGGTGCAGGTGGTTGGGCAACTGACGCAAAAGAAATTGCACTTGTAGTTAATGGATACGGATCTGCACTTAAAGTTGAACAGAATAATATTAAACTGGGAACTAATGGTGTAAATCGTATGCACATTGCAAATGGTTCTACATCGATCACTAATACATTTAACGTTTCATCCGGCGGATCAGTACCAGACGGTGGTACAGCAGTGTTTACTGTTGCAGGTAATAATGGTAATACAACTATTGCAGGTACATTAACTGTTAATGGTACTAACTTAACTACTACTAAACTAACTGTAGATAACAGTGTGTTAGATGACAATAAGATTAGTAGAGCAGGTGGCGACTTTGAAATTGAAACTACTACAAGTGGTAACATTATACTAGATGCTGCCGGTGAGAACATTAAGTTCAACGACGGTACTGATGAAAGAATGGGCTTTGCACTTACAGAAGATGCTCAAGAGCTTACAACACAAGGTGCATTTACTATTGATGTTGGCGGTACTGAGAAAAACTTTACTGCCGAAGCAAGTGGTGGTATAGGGTTAACTGCTGAAAAAGGTGCTGTAAGTATTAGTGCAACTCATACTACCGCAGCAAGTGGTACAGTTAGTTTATCTGCAAGCGGTGATATTACACTTGATGCGGAGGGTGATATTATCCTTGATGCTAACGATGCTGATATTACATTTAAAGACGATGGCACAGACTTCTTGAAGTTTACTAATACTACCAGCGGTGCTGACATTTATCACACTGAACAAGATAAAGTATTACGTATACGTGGCAATGACGATGGCACTGAATTTACTGCACTATCGTTCAATATGTCAGACGCAGGTACTGCTACATTTAATCATGATGTTACTGTACAAGGCGATTTGTTTGTAAATGGCAACATTGATTTGGGCGACAATGTAAGTTTTGATACCTTAAAAATTAATTCGGTTATTTCAAACGATAGTTTAACAATAAAAGCTCGTACTGATGCCAGTGCTCCATCGCTCATTCTTCAAAGGTTTGATACAGATGTTGATAGTCTAGACACAGACAATATGGGAGTAATACAGTTTAGAGGTGTTAACGCAGCTGAAGAAACTGATCAAATACTTACAAATATAGTTAGTAATACTACTAATGCAACAAATGGTGGTGAAAGAAGTGAACTAGTTATTCAAACAGCACACAATAATGGTGCTGTTCAAAATAGGTTGACTATTTCAAATACAATAACATCGTATAGTAACTTTGAACCTAATGGTACACTAAACATAGGTGCAAGCAGCAACTATTGGGATAAGGCATACATTACAACTAACTACGGTACACATCAAGGTGATATTAAAGATTCAAGTGGTAATATTATTGTTGATGTTGGTACAGTACAGGCAGGTAGTGATGCAAATGCCACAGTTTTCTACGGTAAATTTAATGGTCCATTAACAGGTGGCGTTGACGAAGCTGTAATAGCAAATACACTAAGAACTTCGCAAATGAACACTGCTGGTCAAACTGACGGACTATTAGATAGTGACATTTTTGTTACGTTTACTACTGTTAACAATGCCTACGGTGATAGAAGTGGTGCAGACGGAAATGAAAAATTATTTACTGATGCAGCATTAACATACAATCCAACTAGCAATATATTAAAAGTAGGCACAGGTACTAGCATAGCAGACGGTGGGATTTCGACAACTAAGTTTACAGGAAATCTACAAGGTGACATAGTATCTGGAACAACAACGATCCTTGATCTAGACGGAACAGGTGGAACAACAGGATACTTGTATGGTCGAGTTTCAAGTATTGGTAACCATGACACTGATGATTTAAGTGAAGGTTCTAGCAACCTATATCACACAACTGCAAGAGCTAGAGCAGCATTTAGTAGCGGTACTGGTATTAGTATATCTAATGGTGAAATTTCTATTAACAGTGCAGATGTTACAGCAGAGACAGCTTCGAATTTAGCTGTCACAGATACAACAACCTCAGGTACTTTCTTCCCACTATTCTCAGATGGTACTGGTACTTCTAATGAGGTATTTGCTAACAGTGCAAGCTATACTTACAATCCAGGTACTACAACATTATCTGTTCCGTATCTAAGTGGTAATGCATCTACTGCTAACTACGCTGACTTGGCAGAGAAATATGTTGCTGATGAAGCATACGAACCAGGAACTGTACTAGTATTTGGTGGAGATGAAGAAGTTACAGCATGTACTGTTAAAGGTGACCGTAGAGTTGCAGGCGTTGTTTCAACTAACCCAGGATTCTTAATGAATAAAGGCTTAGAAGGAGACACTGCTGTAGAACTAGCACTAACAGGTCGTGTTCCTTGTAAGGTTATTGGTAAAGTACAAAAAGGTGATATGCTTGTAACAAGTGCTATACCAGGATATGCTATTGTTGATAACGATCCTAAACTAGGTACTGTTATTGGTAAAGCAGTTGGCACAAAAGACAGCGAAGACAGAGGCGTTGTTGAAGTTGTTGTTGGTAGACTATAAATACAGTATAGGAGATAGATAGCATGGCATTAAAAGTAATAAACCTTGGATCAGTAGCAAATGATGGTTCTGGTGATGATTTAAGAGAGGCTTTTGAAAAGGTTGTTTTTAACTTTTCAGAACTAGATGCAAGAACACCTGAAGCAACAACTGTTGTAAATCTAGGCGGCGGCGAAGGTTTATTCTCAAGCAAAAACGATGCCGAACTTCAATTTAAGTCACTAGTAGCAGGAAGCAATGTATCACTTAGCTCAACTGCAAACGAACTGACAGTTAACGTTGATGCTGGTGTTACACAATTTGTAGTTGCTGCTGACAGTGGTAGTCTTACAGTAGTAGAAAATACTACATTTACTATTCAAGGTGGCAACTTAATATCTACTACTAGAGATGGTAGCAATATTAGAATTGATTCTAGTGCATTAGGAAGACTAGAAGATGATCCAACACCAAAACTAGCAGCAGGATTAAATGCTGACGGACATAACCTAGGCAACGTTGGATTAATTAATGCTACAACTGTTACAGCAAACTTCAACGGTAACCTAACAGGATTAGTACACGGTATTGATGTAAGAGACTTAAACTATTTCCGAAATAGCAATAACAGTTGGAATTTTGGAAGTATTACACCTAATCCAGTAAACAACCTTTGGGATTTTTTATTTGCTACAGTTAATGTAGACTTTGGTTCTATTGCTGGCAATAACTTAAATGTAAGTCTTGATCTTGGTAGTATTAACATCTAATTTTTCGATAAATATGCTATATAAAGGATTTTTTCTATATGGCACTGTGGACATTACCAAATAATATCGTTCTTAGAGAAGTCTCAGAAGGACAAACAATAAGAACTGCTAAAACAGGCGAAACACTTGATAGCAAGTTTTTACCCATAGAGCTTGGCGCAGTTTCTGGCTCAACTTTAGAAGTTATAAGCGGTACACTTCCACCTGGCTTAAGAATCATAGACAACACCTTACAAGGAACTCCGTTAGAAGTTGCTAGAGAAACAGAATTTAAATTTGTTATCAGAGCATCTAAAGACGGAGAAATAGATGATAGAACATACAAGGTTGTTGTTGTAGGAGCTGATGCTCCTATATGGCAAACTACTGCTGGACCATTACCTGTTGGTAATAATGACACATATTATATACTAGACAGTGCGCCTATAGACTTTCAATTAATAGCAAACGATGACGATCTTGAAGCAGGACAAACACTAGAATATTTTATTGCTAGTGGCGATGGAGAATTACCTCCTGGTATCGAGTTAACTAGAGACGGTAGAATAGTCGGCGTTGTTGATCCTATTCTAGCATTAGATAAACTAGCAGCACAAGGATACTACGACGATAGCCCTTATGGTGCATTTCCTTTTGATTTTGGTACTCGAAGTGCTAACGGTTATGATAGTTTTTACTATGATGTAGAATTTTATGATAGAAGTATTGCTACAAAATCACCTAAAAAACTAAACAGAAATTATCAATTCCGTGTTAGTGTAAGTGATGGCGATACAATTGAAAAACGTTTGTTTAGAATTTTTGTAGTAGGTGACGATTTCCTACGTGCAGATAATACTATTATGCAATCAGGCAATACATTATTTGGTGCTGATGCAACATTTGTAAGAACTCCAATTTGGTTAACGCCAGCAGACTTAGGTTATCGTAGAGCAGATAATTATGTAACACTATTTTTAGATACAATTGATGCTTCTAGTACAGTTGGATTTATTACATATAATTTAGAAGAAACTAACGACGACGGTAGTGAAAGTGTTATTCCTCCAGGAATGAAATTAGATACAGGTACTGGAGAACTTGCCGGTATAGTACCTTATCAACCTAGTGTAACAAGAGAATATAAATTTACAGTTACAGCAACAAGATATGTTGGTCCGGCAACTAATACAGAAGATTTAAGTTTTGAAGTATATGAAACAACATATCCGCATTTAAGAATTCCTGGCACACAGATGAAACCTAATAAAAGGTATGAAATTGTTTCTGTATTTGGTTCAACAGATTATACTCTAGTAGGTGCTGCTGATAATAATCCAGGCACAGTTTTTACTGCAACTGGTCCTACTTCAGGTACAAACGAAAGTTTAGTAAAACAAGCAAGCGGCGCATATACATTAAAGATTAAGAAAAATGCAAATCTTACTAAATTAAAAGGTGTAACATTTAATCTAAAAGGTACACTATTTAAAATTTCCGATGTAAGCAATTCAAATTACTTATATGATGTAATTACATTTTCAAAGCCTTTAGATGCAAGACTCAATGTAGACGAAGTGTTTACAACAACTGTTACAATACCTGGGCAAGAGGATACTAATTCTGCTGCTAAAAGTAAAACATTTACTGTAAGATTATTAGGCGAAGTTGACTCTAGACTTTATTGGAACAGCGATAAGAATTTAGGAACTATAAACGCTAATCTAACAAGTACATTTAGAATTACAGCAACTACAAGTGTAACTGATGCAACTATTAGATATACAAAGATAGGCGGTAGACTGCCACCAGGACTAGGACTATCACTTGATGGAGAAATATTTGGTAAGGTTCAACAGTTTGGTGAAAACTATTATAGAAGTTTTTGGAAGGCTTCAAGGGTTTACAATCCAAACGACATTGTTAAGGTAGGAACTCAAAAATATAAATGTATAATTACACATACTAGCTCTAGCGATTTTATTGTTGATTCAGCAAAATGGGAATTATATAATGAATTTGCAGTTTCAGGATTAACTACTTTTGATAAAAATGATTTAACGTTTGACGGCAACACAACTAGTATTGACAAAACTTACACATTTACAGCAAGAGCAGAAGACCAGTTTGGCTTTAGTGCAATAACAAGATCATTTACTATTGTTATTAACGATCCTAATGATTTAATCTTTAGTAACGTAACTGTTAAAGCATTTTTACCACAGTACCAAAGATTCTTATACAGTAGTTTTATCAGTGATCCAATTATATTTGAACCTGCTAAAATTTATAGACCAAGTGATACAGAATTTGGTTTACAAACTGATCTTAAAATGTTAATATATGCTGGTATTGAAACTGAAGGTGTAGAAAAATTTGCGGCTGCTACTGGCAAAAATCATAAAAAGAAAAAATTTAAATTTGGTTCAGTAAAAAAGGCTGTTGCTTTTGAGCCAGGAACAAGGAATATTGTCTACGAAGTAGTATACGTAGATATTATAGATCCACTAGAAGCAACAAATGGTAACACTAGAGAAAGTATTAGAATAAAAAGTAATAACAAGAGATCAATAAACAGTATACAATACGAAACTCTTGATGATAGTTCAGGTTGGAATGATACTAATTCTAATAGATTTAGACCAGTTACAAATACACTAAAAATTGATAGTGATGCTATTAGTATTGACGAAGCTACTGAAACAACAAAATATATTAGCAACTTAACTAATATGAGAAAAAGAATAGCAGAAATAGGCGAAACAGATAATAATTTCTTACCGTTATGGATGAGAACTCCGCAGGAAAATAACATTGAAGCACTTGGTTACACTCCTGCTGTAGTATTAGCATACTGTAAACCTAACACCGCAGATTCTATACTGTTAAATATTAAAAACAGTACATTTGACTTTAAAGACATAAACTTTGAAGTTGATAGATATATAATTGATAGTACAAAAGGAAATAGTAACGAACAGTATATTGTGTTCGCAAATTATGAATTTAACATATAAATGCGATAAATACTGCACTAGGAGAAAATAATTATGCCGAACCCAAGCGAAACTTTTTATGATGATAAAATAATCAACGTATCTGATATAGATACAGAATTTCCTGTTCCAGGACAAGACAACGATAGTCAAGGATTTCGCGATAACTTTACAGTTATTGATGGAAACTTTGTAGCTGTAAAAGCTCGCCTTGAAGATTTAGAGACAAATACACTAAGACTTGATAATGACAACGTTTTTACACAATCGGCTAGTGAACGTATAGTCATTGAAGATGCACATCTTAAAACTCCTACACTAACTAAAAGTACATACGGACAACAAAACGGCACTGTAACACTTGATATGTCGGCTGGTGATTTTCAAACTATAACACTAACTGGTACTACTACATTGCAAATTTTGTCAACTTCTACTCCAGATTCAGGTGTATATCAAAAAATTATTTTAGAAGTTACTTCTTCAGGAGATAGTACACTTAATTGGGACTCTGGACAAACATTTAAATTTGATCAAGAAAGTAATAGTGTTTTTTGGAACGCTCCAAATAATGTTATCGCAAACGAAGAGACTCGTCTTTTTGAAATTTGGACACACCAGGGATCTACAACTTTCTATGTAAAATACTTAGGTAACTTTGCATAATGCACCCTTTGTTTGAAAATGCTCAATTACTTTCAGATGTTGAATTAGAAGAAAAAATTTATCTTTTAAACAAAAGATATTTTCAAACTTCTAACCTTCAAGTTAGAGATCAAATTTCTTACCTATTAGATGATTATAAACTAGAACTAGAAGCACGTCGAGCCCGCCAAAAACTTCAACAACAAGAACAAAATGGTGAAGAAGGACTTGACAATCTTATCAATGTATCGTAAAATACATTAATGCTTATGAAGACAGACTCATTAGGAATACCACGATTTTCTAATCGCGATCTTATCGACATGATTTATAGTGGTCATGCAGACAAGGTACACGTTGTACTTTGTGACGAATCTGATGACATTAATAAATTTAATGCCGCTATGGAAGAACAAGGCTTTGACAAACTACAAAAGTATATTCCATTAGATGTAGATCAAAAGTCTTTTGACGGTGTATGTCAAGGTGAATGGTTTATGCCTGATGAATACAAAGACATTAATGTATATGAATATGTGCTGGGCAAAGCAGAAACACCTTGTCCGCAACACATACAAGACCGTATATGGGAAGAATTAGATGCTTTTAAAGAACGTGATATGCACAACTTATTACGTTATATGATCTATCTTGTAGACTTTATGCGTGAGAATAACATTGTATGGGGTGTAGGACGTGGATCAAGTGTAGCAAGTTATGTGCTGTATTTGATAGGTGTACACAGGATAAATTCAATCCAATATGGCCTGGATTGGCATGAGTTTCTTAGATAAATACGTATATAATTCACAGGAGAATTAAAATGGCACTAAAAGGTAATGCAAGAAAAACTTATAAAACAATGCGCGGCAAATTGGTTGATATGGACCTATTGCAACAGCGTAATGAATTAACACCTGCTGTAGGTAATGCTCGTGTTAATGCTCGCGGGGATGAGTTAGGCCCTGGCGGTAAAATTATTCGTAAAAAGGAAGATGTCCTTAGAGAATATTACGAAACAACTAACAAGGTTCCAGATGAACCAATGCCTAAAAGACAGGAAGTAGCAGAAGAAGAGCCTGTAGTAGAAACAAAAGCAAAAACAAAAACTAGAGCACAACAAAAAGCAGAACAACCTATTGCAGAAGCAACTGCTAAAGAAGCAGAAGAATTTGGCGACGATGTTGAATGGGTTGAAGACGAAAACGGAAACTTTGTACCTAAAGGTGAGTAATGAGTCCCACCTTTATAGAGGAGTATCAGTTATCTGACGATACTATTTGTACTGCATTACTTACTCTTTTCGCAGAAGGCCACAAACGAGGATTAACAAACGACGGTGTAGTTGGAGCAAACGACACTGTCGATCCGACTACCAAAAAAAGTATAGACTTACCTTTACACGAAGCATTTAAGGTTGGTCCTGCTAGCCTGTTTAAATGGCCAGAATACCACGACGAACTTGCTGCTTTTGTAGAAGATTATTGTCAAAAATATCATTTATACAAATACGTAGGTAAATTTTATATGAAGCATTTACCTCAAATACAATGGTATGCTCCAGGAGACGGATTTTATAAATGGCACGTAGACGGCGGACAAGATGCACACGAAAGAGCATTTGTTTACATGACATATCTTAATGATGTGCCAGATGGAGGTACCGAGTTTATGTTCCAAGACATAACTACAACAGCAACCAAAGGAAAAACACTTATTTGGCCTGCAGGACTTACACATATACACCGTGGACAAATTAGTAAAGAACACCACAAGTATATAATAACAGGTTGGATTTATTACGATAACGAAAAAGATTAAGGATAAAACATGGCTATAAACATTAACAAAATTAAAGGTACGCCTCGAGCAATAGGAAATCGTGTTTTAGTTTCAGACATGTATTTTGGTGAACAAACTACTGCTAGTGGGTTAATTATTTCAAGTGACAACGGCAAAGAACGCGGCATTTATCCTCGTTGGGCTAAGGTATATTCTAAAGGTCCAGAAAATAAAGATCCATACGAAGTAGGTGATTGGATACTTATAGAACATGGTCGCTGGACACGAGGAATGAATATCGAAACTAATGACGGTGATTTAGAGATCCGTATGGTAGAAACTGAAAGTATTCTAGCATGGAGTGATGAAAAACCAGATGAAGTTTATATTGGACACACTACAGAAAACGGTGGTAGTGTAAATATCAACCCAGAAGATTTTATGAGGACATAATGACAAACCCATTTAAAGACATTAACACGTTTCACGTAGCGTGTGACCAATTAATGAGTAAAGAAAACTATGATATGTATCTAGGACTCATTAAAGAAGAATTTGAAGAACTACAAGAAGCAGTAGAAGCAAATGATCGTGTAGAACAACTAGATGCTCTTATTGACATTCTTGTTGTTACGTTAGGTGCTGTTAGAGCAGGTGGCTTTGACGGCGAAAGTGCTTGGGAAGAAGTTATGCGTACAAACTTTGCCAAAATTGATCCTGAAACAGGCAAGGTGCGTAAACGTGAAGACGGTAAGGTATTGAAACCAGAAGGTTGGCAACCACCTAATTTGAAACAGTTTATCTAAATTTTGAACAAATAATACTTGACTCCTAGCGTTTTATCAGTTATAATACTAATAAAATGTTAGGAGTTTTCTTATGATGTTACCAACACCTCCGCAAAGTAGCGGAATTGGCACAACAGGTGCAGCAGGCATTGCACTAATGATTTTACATGTTACAGGATATTTAACAGGTTGGGCATGGCCTCTGCTGTATGTTATGCTTATTATTTCTGGAATTGGACAAGAGAATCGTAAAAAGTAATGGCTACACATGGAATGATTGACTTAGAAACACTGGGTGTAGAACCTGATAGTGTTGTTATGACCCTAGGTGCTATTAAGTTTGATCCATTTTCAGATGCAGAACCACATACTCCATTATACTTGCGTGGCGATGTAGAAGAACAAAGCGAGCAGTACAATCGTTCAATTGACGACAATACTCTTGCTTGGTGGGCTACTCAGCCGCAAGCTATTCAAGACGAAGCATTTGGTGATCATAGCGATCGTGTCACAGTACAAGAAATGTTGCGTCAATTAAACAAATGGTGTGTAGGATTAGACTACATTTGGTGTCAAGGTCCTACATTTGACTTTGTTATTTTACAAAGTTTATACAAGGCAGCAGAAAAACCTGCACCGTGGAACTATTGGCAGATTAGAGACAGCCGTACACTGTTTGCTATGATGCCTCAGGATCCGCGTAAAGCAATACAAGAAGAACTACATAATGCATTAGCTGATTGCTATTATCAGGCGAAGTGTGTTCAACAATCATATAAACACTTTGGAGTAAAAGCAAGATGATAGATCGACAATCAAAAGAATCAGAAGTAACAGAACAAATGTTGCAAGAATTTTTTGACAGAGGAGGTACAATTACTGTATGTCCTCCTGGTGCTCGCACTGAAGATATTGACTATAAAGGCGGCGGATTTTACGGAAACAAAAAGAAAAAGGCAGAGAAATAAATGAAAGAACTATGGGTA